TCACCGCCACCACCACCGCTTGGCGCCGTGGATCTTGCCGCCGGCCGCCGATACGGGTTGAAGGAAATCAGCCGTTGCGGTTGCGCCGGCATCCCCCCGGCCGGCATCCCCGCCGCGATTGATGGCTGGGTGCCGGTGATCGCATCGAGCGCCCACATCGAGGCCCTGGCCAGCACGGGATAGGCCGCGTTGGCCGCAGTGGCGACGTACCGCAGGGGAGTCGTTTCGGCGCTGCTGATCTCCTGCAGATGCTTCATCGCCTTGGGGGTGATCGTCATGCCGTAGCGCTTCATCTGCCCCTCCAGGAACTCGGCCGGCGTCCGGGCCCTGCCATCCATGGCGGCCCGCTTGAGCTGGGGGCTGAAGCCCTTGCCGGACTGCAGCCGCACCAGCTCGGACTGGATGCCCTCCCGGTTCAGGATCGTTTCGTTCTGCCAATTCAGCAAGCGCTGCTGGCGCATCGGGAAGTTGTCGAGCTGCTGGACGCCGAAGGTTGGGGGCGCCGCCTGTGCCGGCTTGCCGGTGGCAGCAGGGCCCGCAGGGGTCGCCATGGTGCCAGGGACCGATGGGGCGCCGCTGACCCGTCCGCCGGGGAACAGCGTTTTGTAGGCCGCCTTACTGGTGTCGCTCAGGGTGCCGTATTGCGCTACAGCATTGCGGGCCACGTCCTCGGTCTCGATCTCGCTTAGGGAAGCCCCCTTCTCCGCCGCTGCCTTGCCAATCGCAGCATTGACGTAGGGATAGAGAGCGCTGTTGAGATTGGCCCTTGCCCTGCTTTTGTTTGCCAAGAGGCTCGTCAGAGCATCGGGAGTTCGGGACAGCAACGCTTCCCGTTCGTTGCCCCCGTACTCACGGGTCAGCGCAGCAGCAATTTCATCTTGAACGATCCGATTGACTACGCTTCGGAACAGGGTGCCGCCCTTGCCGTCCTTGTCTTTAACGATCGCCTCAAACTGGCGATCCTTGGCGCCGCGATCCTTGGGATCGACGCTGTCTCGTACCTTCAGCCAACCCTGCCGGGCCTTCACCGGATCCCAGTCATCCCCGAACTGGCCCTGCAGCCCCAGGAGGTAGTCATCGCCAGCGCCAGGAGCGTAGCTGTAGCCAGGGATGTCCTTGACCACTCCCACCATGCCCCCCAGCGACTTCAGGAACGGGGCCAGCGGGGCGCCAGGGTTCTCCTGCTGGTAGCGCTTGAGCTGGGCCTGGGCCCATGCCGCCTTCGCCTCTTCGTCCTGCGGGTCAACCTGCAGGAGCCCTGGGAGGTCTGGTCGCCCGGTCAGCAGCATGTCTTCGGAGCTTTCGAGCAGTTGCCTCTCCCGTCGCTCCCGTTGCTTAAACGCATATTCCCCATACTTCATTTCACTATCAATGCTTTCCTGGCTATACATGGCGCCAAGCGTCATGCGCTCTTTCTCGCCCGTCGCCGGGTTCGTCACAAGCGCTGGGCCAGTGCGGATCCCGCTGACAAACTTCTTAAACTGCGGATCGTCGAGCCCGTTTGCATCGGCATTGGAGAACAGGACCTCGGCCACTTTCTTGCCGAAGTACGTTGGCTCCCCTGTCAGGCCCATCTTTGCCGATTCGCCGTCAAGGATTATCTCTGCTTGGTTGTAAAGGGCCGCATCCATAGCCCTCTGGCTTTCGGGGCTGTCGTCGTTATTGATTGCCTGATTGCCAATGATGACTTGGCCTTCCTTGCGATACCGCTGGGCCTTAAAGTCCGCCCACAACGCCATAATCCGGGCTGCGGCAAGCGGCGGCACGGTGGCTTTTTGGTATTCAACCTTGTCCTTCAGCGACCGATTGGAGACCTTCTCCCAGGCTTGGTTAATCCTTGGCAACGTGTTAGCCAGGAAGCCAGGCGTGGTTTCGTCCAGTGCATATTTCTGGGCCAGATCCGAAGTCACCTTCGCCCGCAGCTGCTGGAGCATGGCGGGCCCCTTGTCGCCGGCCGCCAGGATCGCAGCGGCGTTCTGCTCGTAGGCCGACTCCATTGCGGGCCCGATCTCTGCGCCCGCCAGCGTGGCCAGCCCCCTCTGCACACCCGTCTGCCGGTAGGGGTTGAGCAGGTCCATCAAGAACCCGCCCTCGGGGTCCTTGGCCGCCAGCCTCCGATTCGCCGCGGCGTAGTCGTAACTGGCAGCCTCGTTCGTTCGGTCGGCGGTGCTCAGCGCCTGCAGGCTGGCGTTCCGGGCCTCGTCATAAGCCTGCCGCTGGCCCCGCTGGGCCGCCGATGCAGCCGCAGATTCAGCGCTCTGCTGCAGGACTGCCGTCAGGCTCCTTGAGAACGGCGCCAAGGCCTCCGCCAGCTGCTGGCTGCGGTTGACGCCGCCGATGCTGGCCATGCCGGGCCCCTGCAGCAGGGTGGCCCCGGGCAGCGCCGGCATCCCCGGAGGCGCGACCGGTGCGGCGAGCTGTATCTGCGCCGGCCGCACAAAGTCGGAAACCGGCCTGGCAGCCGGGTTGATTGAGCCCAGGGGGAGGTCGGACCGCGCCATCAGTAGGCCCCCGCAGCTTCACCAAGGCCGGCCATGGCCGACCGCCTCATCCCCTGCTGGCTTTGCTGATAGGTACCGATACCACCCAGCAACGCGGTGCCAAGGCCCAGCGCGCCGATGCCACCGCTTGGAGCTACCCCTGTCATCGATGGGGCGGACGGCATCATCAGCGCAGGCAGCGGCACAAACGGCGCCATGGGTTCGATGTAGCGGGTGGGCTCGTAGAAGCTCTGGCTGTTCCATTGGCTCAGATACCGGCCAACGGACGCGGCCTGCTGGCGGGTGTACTGCTTGTCCTGGAGCTTCCTGTTGATGGCAGCGATTGAGTCGTAATCCCCGGCCTGTTTGGCGTAGTTGTTGATCAGGCGGTCCACCGATTGGCCCTGTCGATCCATGGCCTGCACCGACGCCCTGCCCTGCAGCGCTCGCCAGTGATACTGCTGCTGGGCCACCAGTTCTTGCATGGCCGCCTCCTGGAACTGGGCCGCCATGGCCTCTGAGTTGCCGACGAACTCCGCGCCCGCCGCTGCACGGGTGTTTGCCACCAGGTCCGCCTGGCTTGCCTGTTTGGCCAGCTCAAAATTCTGCAGTTGGTGGACATAGGCCAACTGCTGGTTGTGTTGCAGCGTTGCTTGCCAATACTGCTGCTGAGATGCAGCGTTCTGAAATCTGGCATTCAGATCAGATTGCCATTTTGCAAACTTATTCGTTGCCTCCTGAAAAGACCTTTGGGCCCTGTATTCCTGTTGCTGTGCCTTGGCCTGGGCATTTGCACCGAACAGCCCCAGGCCGGTGCTAACCGCTGAGATGCCAAGCGAAATAGGGTTCAGAATCACAGCGACCTCCAGACATTGCAGAACAGCTGCCCATAAGGGCCAAATGGCGCCGCGGCTTCGACTCGAAACTCCATCGCCTCCAGCCAGCACAGGGATTCTACGTTGGCCGCATGGACCCAGTTCTCCACCATTGAATAGTCGCCCGCTTCCTCCTTGTCGGCCAGCAACTTGTCGATCCATCGCCGCCCCTGCAGCGCCAAAGCCCGCCGCCGCTCGGGTGTGGCCGTCAGCGCATCGGTCGCCAGCAGCCAGATGATCGAGCCGTTCAGGCCGCAGACCCCCAGGGCCTCATCGTTTTCTGCACAGATGGAATGGACGATGCCCGACTCACGCACCGCCTCCCGCAGGGCCTCGGCGCCGCTGATGCCATAGGCGTACCGGCATTCGAGATCATCGCTATGGCGCAGGTTGGCCGCCACCGCTTCGACGTGTTTTGCTGTTGCCGGGCATAGCTTGATCATTGGATGGGTCGGGATCTGCTGGTGATGGTGGCGATCCAGTCCAGACCGCTGAACATGCACGGGTTAGGGGTGCTGTTGACCAGATCGACCTGGCAGGTTTCACCCTTGGAAGCAATCGGGATCTGGAACACCCCCTCAAAATAGCTGCGGTCCTCGATGTCCAGGCCCTGGCCCAGGGTGCTGCCAACCTGGCTGCTGCGAACCCCCAGGACCCAGCCGTCAAACTTGTAGACGGCGCTATCCCGTCTCTCGGGCGTCACTTCAACCTTGAAAAAGCTGGTGTCGTGATACCGCAGCATGGCGTGCCTAACCTGGGTGCGGGCCACGTTGGAAGCAACCTTCCCGGCACCGGCGTCAGCCTTCAGCACAAACTTAGAGAATCGATACCGGAACTCAAACGGCTGCCCGAAGACGATGTCCTTGCCCCGCCAGTCCCCCTTGGCGGTGATGGTGGTGGCCCCCGCCAGGGCCCGCCCGATCAGCTTGCCGCCGTTCTGCGTGGGCCCGTAGAGGGTCCATGCCTCCACCGGCACCTCAGCTGTATATCCCAGGGGCCAGACCGTGGCATCGGCCACCACGTTGTAGACGCCAGTGGGCACCCGCACCGCTGCCGGGGTTGCCGTGGTGGTGGTCACACTGCGATCAAGCAGCAGGGTGGTCAGCGCATCAGTGGACAACCGATCTGCCACCGGCATCTTCTCCAGCCAGACGGAGCCATCGGCGTACTCAACCAATAGGTACAGGGTCTCGGTGACGCACTGAATCGCCAGCACCTTGCCGGCCGTCAGATCCCAATAGGACCAGCTGCGCTGCACCCGTTCGACGCCGTTGGCGCTGCCACGGTCCGAATACTTGTAGACGTAGATGCGGCTGCTGGTGCCGGTGATGGCAAACCAGATCCCGGCGGTGTCGTTGGCCGCCAGCTGCCGGACGCCGGCGGGGATGTAAGTGGGCACATGGTCGGTAATGCTCGGGGCTGCCCCGGTGAGCGCGGTTCCCACCCCCCTCAGGGCGAACTCTCGGAACTGGGTCCAGGTTCCATTGGTCTGGGCGAACACAATCCCGCCGGCCACTTGCAGCGGGGCCACCGCTGTGTCGCATTCGTAGGCCGTGAGCTGGGCAATGGCGGCGGTTGCGGGGGTCAGTGATTGCCCGCTGGATGCAGACCTGAACTGCAGTTGATCGCTCCACAGGATCAATTCGTCCTGGCTGGAGACGGCATGGCGCAACACGCTGACTTTGTTGCTGCTGGCCGCTAGGTCGATCGGGTCGGTGTCGAGCACCGTTGTCACGGTCTCGGGGAAGAAGTCAAAGAACGACTTGGCCCTGCTGAGAATTTGGCTTTCGTCAGCCAGCAAGCCCAACCGGTTGCGATGGATGAAGACCGCCTGGACCGGGTAGCCGATGAAAGACGGGTCTGGAGCGGTGTCGTAGTCGCCAGCCGTCCGGTCCCCCCACTTTGGGGGCGTGAAGTCAAGGGCCGGCTGGTAGGTGCCGTTGGCAGGGCCAAAGTAGAAGTCGCCGCTGGCCAGCCGGATTAGCAGGTGGGGCATGGTGGCGGCACTGAGGCGATAGGGCATCCCCGGCCCGACGCATTCCTCCCAGGCCCCCTCGCCAAAGGCGGACGTGGCAACCCGGGGGACGAAGGAGACGTAGTAATTGTCAAACTTGTTACTCGGGTCGCCTTTGATCTCCACCTGGTAGCCGCGGGGGGCGATGGCCGGCAGGTCGGTAAAGGCCTGCACGCTGCTGGTGATGGCCGTGATGTCGTCGTTGGCCCTGGCATCGGTGGCGGCAATCGTGATGGCGCTGGCGGAGGTGAGATGCAGCACCGACCCTTCGCGGGTGATCGTTACACCAGTGGCTCCGGCCAGGGCGGTCTTGATCTGCTCCGCAATATCGGCAGTGCTGATCCGGTTCTCGGTGATGTTGTTGCCGCTGGCGGTGACGGGTTGAATCGGTGTCGCGATGGTGGCCAACTGCCCGTTGACGGACACCCGGTAGGACTGGCCGTAGTTGGCTGCCTTTACCCACACCAGAGCCTCGTGGGCAGCGGGCCTGGCCACGGCCGGCGCCAGCGCAGTGGTAAACGCTGGCACCCGTTTGGTGTTCGATATGAAGGTGAAATCCGCAATGCTGGCGGCGCGGATCTCGGCGGCCGGGTTGCCGGCAGTGGACAGATAGGTGTAGCCAAATGGGGCTGACACCGTTTTTTCGTTGCCGTCCAGGTCAAACACCCGAACGGAATTGGCTCCGATTGCAACCAGGTACTGCTCGGCTGAGTCCCGCAGAATTGAATGAAAAAACACGTTTCCCATGGATGCTGTTGCAACCCTCCGCAGCGCACTGGTGCCAGCCCGCTTGCGCAGGCCATCGGCCATTGAGCTGTACCCGTTGACCTGCAACCTCCCTTGCGTCGGGTCGCATTGGGCGTCCGATTGTTGGCTGACGCCCTGTATCAGGTTTGGGATTGATTGGCTGGCGAGCATGATCACACAGCAGTGCCGACTGTTGTTTCAATAGCTGTTACCAGGGGCATTAGATCGGGTAGCGGATAATTACTCCGCCATCCTGCCCATTCTGTGCGGCGCCCGTGGCGCTGCCTTTGCCGCCGCCGCCGGGGCCGTTGCTGCCCAGGCCCCCTACGCCACCACCACCCACGCCGCCGGCGCCACCACCACCGCAGCCAGGTACGGGTGCGCCAGTAATCGACGACGCTAGGCCGTCGCCGCCTCGACCATCTAGGCCCGACACTTGGCCGTTGCCGGGTTGAGCCGCGCCGCCACCACCGCCGCCACCATAAACGGAGCCTCGGTCGTAAATTGCGCCGCCGTTGCGGCCCTGGCCTGCCGTGCCGGTGCCAGGCGGGCCGACGCCCTGGGTAAGACTAGACGCATAATTTGTCCCGCCGCCAGACCCGAATACGCCCGCGACACCGCCGGGGCCGCCTCCCAGCGCCTGGATCCCAGCAAACGAGCTATTTCCGCCTGGCGTGCCAAAAAACGAGCCTGACGCCGGGGCACCGAGGCCCTTGGCTCCTACAACTACGATGTACTGCTGCGGGGTCACGATCAGTCGCGGCTCGGCGGACGATCCGCCACCAGAGGGCTCACCGGGCACAGAGCTGCGGTGGCCACCAGCTCCGCCTCCGCCGCCGCCCCAATTTGATCGGGAGCCACCGCCACCGCCGGCACGAATTAAGTATTCAAGGTCGGCGCCGCCAACCGTTACGTCGAAGGAGTAGGAACCTGGCACGTTAAAAACGTGTACCCGGTATCCAGCTATCTCAAATACAAGCGCTCCCCCAGTGGCGATGATTTTACCGCCGCCGCTGGGGGGCCTTCGTCTATCTGCGACAACGGTCATCCGGTTACCTCCCACCCATGGCCCGCGCTTCCATTCCCTACGAGACCTCATTGACCCAGCCGGCGGACAGGTCAACCGGACGGCCGGCCTTGATTTCTTCAATCAGAAACGCTTGGCGCTCCCTGTTGACTAGGCCAGCATCCCTGATGCTTTGGCGCAGGGCCAATAACTCATGCATTACTGGCGTCGCCTGGTTTACCTTGTCCCTTTCTTCAGCTTCGTCCAGCAACTCGCGGAGCAGGGGATCACTGTTGAGAGGGTAGAGGCGGGAGTTTGCTTGAGAATAGGCAGCTTCGACTTGGCTTATCAACACTGCTTCTGGGTGCGGTTTTACCTCCAGTGTTTCCTCCCACGTTCCCAGTGGGCCGCCGGGTTTGGGGCTGGTATAGGGGACAGGACCCCAGATTGCGATCTCGTAATGGGTGCGGTCGTCATACTCGCGGACCTGGGGGGCGGTCTTCAGGTACCAAACCAGTTCGGGTCGGTCCTCGGGGAGGCCGTTCAGGTTCGGCCACGGCGCCCCGCTGGGGTTAGTGACTTCTCCGTTTCGGATCGGGACAAACAGGTCAACGCTATGGCCCTCTTGTGGCCCTGGGTCGGTGTAATAACGAACCCCTGTATCGGGATTGGTGACAATGTTGGGAGTAGGCATGATCAGACCGAAGTGCGAGTGAATAGAAAGACAACAAAAACACCTGTAGCGCCCCCGAATCCCAGGACATCAAAGCCAACACGAGTGCCGGCAGTGATCCCAGTAGCTCCGGTCAGCAGCGAGGTCGCGTCCACCAGGCTGGCGCCAGCGGGCAAAGTTGCATTGGCCGTCAGCAGCGACGTTTTAACGCCTGCCGCTGTTCGGCGGTAAGCGTTAAAAGTCGCCGTGCCAGTGCCAACAGAATCAATGTGACACCCAAAATATATACCCGTAATAGCAAAAGTTCCAGCGACAACAGCAACCGGCAGTTCGTCATAATTGGTGGCGGCGGTTCCCGCTTCCCCCTTGTTTGTTGCCTTGAATATCATCCCGTCAGCAATGGACGACAGACTAATAGCTTTGGTGGTGGGGTTATAGGAAAGAGGCGCAACGGCTGATGCGACGCCATCGGTTCCGTTCGTTCCCGTTGGGCCCTGAGGTCCAGCCGCCCCGGCTTCACCGGTAGGACCTGCTGGCCCCTGGGGCCCGGTAGGCCCAGTTGGGCCAGGGATCGTTGATGCAGCCCCCGCCGGCCCCTGAGGCCCAGCGGGTCCAGCCGGCCCCTGCGGCCCGGTCGCGCCCTGGGGCCCTTGCGAACCAACAAGAGATGCCAGCCACTGCGCCTCGGTTCCTGAAAACCCGCTAGCTACGGCTGTCTGGTAGGCGCTACTGCCCGTTGCGCCCGCCGCGCCCGCTGGCCCTTGAGGCCCAGCGGGCCCAGTTGAGCCAGCAGGCCCGGTTGGGCCGGGGACCGTTGATGCAGCGCCCGCCGGCCCTTGAGGCCCAGCGGGCCCGGCAGGCCCGGCTGGACCCGGAACCGTCGATGCAGCCCCCGTCGCGCCCGTGGCCCCCGTTGCGCCCGCTGGCCCTTGAGACCCAGCTGGGCCCGGCGCGCCCTGGGGTCCTGTCGCTCCCGTGGCACCAGTGGCGCCTGGCGGCCCCTGAGGCCCCGGCGGCCCTGGTGGCCCAGCCTCCCCGGCCCCGCTTGTCCCTCCCGTGCCTCCCGACGACGCCCCCCTGCTCCCCCCGAAGCCCCCCATCCCAACCCCCAGCCCGCTGCCGCGGCGTCCCCCCACCCCCAGGCGCGGGCGGAATGTGGCCCATGAATCGCCGCCGGTCAGAGCATTGGGTTGCGACTGCGCAGTGTCGATCCGCAGCAGGTTGGCCCATGCCTTGTCTTCATCGGCTTGGGTGAGCTGGTAGGTGGTGGTGTTCCCCACCTCCCTGTTGCCGAACACCCGCGCTGCACGGATGGTGGTCCAGCGGTTGTAGACCTCGGGGGATTCGTCCCACGACAGCAGGGTGACGACGTTGGCGTAGATCGTCGCCTCACCGATCGCATAAGACCTGGCTTGCAGGTCGTAAACGCGAGTCCCGCGCAACTGGAAGCGCCCGTTCCATTCGACCCGGTTGGGCGCCCACTGCACGATGTTGGCCGGGACTGTCAGCTCCCCGGTATCCGGGTCTCGGTGGAAGGGCACATCGGCTTCTCGATTCCAGCTCCACCCCTCGGTTTGGCCTTCCTTGTGAAATTCGAACAGGGCACGCTCGGCGTTCGCCGCCTCGCCTACCTGCTGCGTCTCCAGTGAATTAACCGGCGCCTCGCCGATCGTCGCCAGGCAGATATTGACCGCTTCCAGAAGCGTGGTCCGGCCGGGGCTCAGTTGCTGGGCCGCCTGCCCCATCGCTGCCGCTGCAAGGTTGTAGAGCAATCCTAGCGGTAGCCATGAAAAAGCCCCCGGTTTGACGCGGGGGCCTGCTCCCATGTTCTCCGGCTGCGGCTTAGGGGGTGACGATGCACCCCGCGCATTCGGGGCTTAATTTGCCCATGCCGATGGCCATGGATGCCACCAACAGTTGGGACTGGTAGACCACGTTGTAGTCACCATTCGGTGCGGTCATCTGGAGCTTCGGCGCCCGCAGCTCCAGTACACCCATTGCATCCCCGTGGTAAATCAGGGCTCGACATTTGGAGAGATCCTGGGCGTACTCGCTGTTGGCGTTGTCCTGGGCCTGCAGGGTGTAAGCCGGCTGCTCGATGAAGTTCGACCAGTAAACAGGCACCCCAGAGATCCGCCCAGCAAACACTTCCTGGACAGTGCCGTTGCTGCCGGTCCCGCCGTTGAAGTCGGCATTGATCAGCCGCTTCGAGTCCTGTAGCCAACCCAAGACATCGGGGGTAACGACGCAGCGCATGTTCCCGGTAGGTACGTGCTTCTTCTGCTTCAAGGTCACCATCTGTTTGATGGCGGCATAGAGCTCGTCACCCTTTGCCTCGTTGTTGGCAGCGGCAAAGCCAGCGGAAAGGGTGATCTTGTCGCCAGTGCGGCCGGCGTTGATCGATTTGGCGAACGGCTCAGCGGTGGTGTTGGCAGCCGCAAACAGGATGCGGGCAACACGCAGTTCCCGCTCGTCAGCCAGTGCCTCCCCCAGCTGGTGCATGGTTTCCGCCCTGGTGGCCGGGTCCTCCTGCAGCTCGTCCAGGTCGTAGATCGCCTCATCGGCAATCATCAACCCATCGAGCCGGAGGATCCGGCTGTTGTTGTCGGACGGGGAGTTGCCGCCGCCGTCGATTGGGGTCCCAATGGTGTGGTAGCGGGCCTGACGGCGGGCGGTCATGTTGAACCGCTTGGTTCGACCACCCCTGATGGTCTTGGTCTTCACGGTGGAAGACAGGATTTTTTTCTTGTCGTAAGCGGTCAGCAGCTCGTCGCCGCCAAGATCCAGAAACAGGGCGGTGACATCGCCAGCGCCCCGGACCTGCCCAAGTCTGGACAGGCCGAGTAAATCGGCAGACATTGTGATTGCGGAAATGAAGTTCTCTTGGAACCCATCGCCTTCCGCTAATCAAGTTGTCGGCCGCAGCCGGCTAGATAGCTACAAGGGTGGAGTAATCCACCCAAACGTTACCACTTCTTGGCTCTTTTCGTTCTGGCGAACTTGGCATCCAGGCGGCGCTGATAGCTTTCGTCCTTCAGGTATCGCTCGTTGCCGTTGTCATCCTTGGCGTAGCGGTCCTTTCTCCAGTCCGCCTGTGTCTCGTAAACATCGGCTGGCTCGCTGGTCTGTGCCCCGCCCCCCAGATACTCGGGCTCCCTGGGGGCAGTGCCGGCGCGGGCCTGGAATGCCTGCAGCGCAAACTGCACCGCCAGCGGATTGCCGGTATCGAGGGCCCGCTGGTAGGCGATCTTCTCCTCTGGCGCCAGGTTGGCGGCGGCCCATTGGCTCAGCTTGTCGAAGGCGGCATCACCGCCGACCGACTGGCGCAGGGCCGCCACCACCTCGGGCTGATCGTTCAGGCTGCCGGTGGCCGGTGCCGCTGCATCGGCTGGCTTGACGCCGGCCAGATAGGTTTCGATCAATGCCCTGGGCAGTCCACCCTTTTCGGCCAGGGCATCCACGTAGGCGGTGACATCCTCGCCGGCCTCGAACTTGGCGGCCATCTCAAAAGGGTTGACCTCGGCTTCTTGGAACCTGGCGGCCAGGGCTTCGCCGTAAACCTCGGCGCCACGCTCGGGGGTGTACTCCTCGGTCTCGGCGGCGGCCGGGGGTGTCTCGGTCTTCTCGCTGCGCTGGCCCTGCTGGCCCTGTTTGCGCTGCAGCTTCAGGTAAGCCTTCTCCAGTTCGGCCGGGGTTTCAAATTTGCCGGCCAACTTTGCCGGCTTGGCCTCGGGGGCAGCGGGCGATTCCTCACCCTCGACCTCCTCGCGGTCGGGGACGCCTGCATCGTCCAGGAACCTGTCCAGGATGCTGATTTGCTTGGAGGACGCGGGATCGACCAAGGCCTTCAGCTCAGCCGGCGCATTAATCTGGTCAAGGGTCTTGGGGGGCGTGGCTTCAGTGGTCATGGCTGCATCTCGGGTGAAGTGGGTTGCACGGGCTGGCCGTCAGGAGGGGCCCCCTCGGCCATCTGCTGCACGGCCATGCCGGCATTGGCCAGCTTCTGGGGATCCCCCATGCCGGCCTGGATCAACTGCTGCTGCTGTGCCCGCTGCATAGCGGCAGCCTGCTCTTCCTGGATCCGCTTGTCGGACTTGACCAGCAGAGGATTCACGCCTACCCCGGTCGCCAGCTCCCTGAGGTATGAGGCGCCATCAACCAAGGCGCTGAACTCCTGCGGCATGGCCTGTAGGCCAAGCATGGCGAACTGGTTAAGGCGTTCAACATCGGACTGGCGACCAAGTGCGGCTAGGCCAACATTGATCAGCGGCTCAACGCCAGGCAGGTTTGGCAGCTCGTTGGTTTTGCGCATGACCGAAACGATCCTGCGGGCATGGGGGTACTGAAACTCGACGGTCAGGATACTGTAGATGGAGCCCAGCATCTGCTCGATCTGGTTGATGTCCTCCTTGATCTCCTCTCGCGTAGTGCGCTCCGAGTCTCGGGCGTTGAACAGCAGAAAGATCCTGGATAGCCGCTCTTCCAGCTGCTTCTCCTTCTGCCCTGCCACTGACAAGTCCCGAATGTTGCTGGTCTCAATCGGGAAGAAGTCCTGAGGCTGTGCATCAATCACCGATAGGTTGGGCGCCCTTTCGAAGACTTGCTTGCTCGTGATTGCCGATGGCTTGCGGCCAACGATCTGCCGCGCTGCAGCCGCGCTGCCTTCGAGCACCGCCTGGCTGATGCCGTCCAGGCAGGACAGGTCGGCAAGGGCGCACCACTCGACATAGCCGGGGCCGTAGCTGTCGCCGTCGATCTTGTACAGCCTCAGCGGCATCCACGGGCTAGCGTCGGCTGGCTCGCTCCCATCGGTTTGGGGGACGATATAGCCCCCAACCTCCTGGTGCCAGGCCACCCTGCCCGGGGACTCCTCAGATCCCGACTGCCATTTGATGTGGGTGAAGACCTTGATCCGCCGGTTGTCCCTGCGGGTGGCGTCGGTGTCGATTTGCCAAGCGCCGCGCAGCTTGTCGGCCTCATCCAGAACCGCCTTGAGCCTCGGGTTCAGGGAGGCATAGAGATAGGTTTCGCAAGCGACGGCCTCCACCGGCTGGCCCATTGGATCCCGCAACAGCACATACTTGTTGAGGTGAAAGCACTTCATCGCGGTGGCCGAGCGATACAACATTGCGTTGCCGCCGACAATTAAGTGCATCAGCCCTTCAAACAGCGAGACCCGATCGCTGCCGGTGGAGAGGGTGCGCTCAATGGCTCGATCCAGAAGGGCCAGTGTTTTCTCAATTTCGATCTTCTGGGCCGCAAGGTCCTCTTCCGTCGCGCCCTCTGCGACGGAAGTCGCGTCCTCTCTCGCCTGCGCCACTTCGTCCTTCGTCAAGCGGATCAATCCACTTAGCGGCAGCAGGGCCAGTAGTAGCCGGCTGCATAGGTTGTTGACCCCCAGCGCCCCAATGCCGTTGTACGGCAGTTGCTGCTCCTGGGCCGCCTCGGTCAGGATCTCGTCTGAGTCAGGAATCAGGGATGGAATCGTGAGCCGCGCCGCCCTGCGTGCCCGCTCCAGCCAAGTATCCCGATAGGTGCGCAGCTGGTTGTACCTGACCTCCGCCCGCCCCTTTTCCAGCCCCTGGATTTCAGAGATCGAATCGACGCCGCTGTCTCCGCGTTCCATTAGACCCCCAGGTTCAGGCCGACGCCTGCAAGGTTGATGTCAGCGGTCAGGCTGAGCCTCTGGCCCGGCTTCTTCTTGGGCGCAGTAACCGCCGTGGTCTGCTCCTGCCCTGCCCCAGCGGTGCCTTGCCCCAGGGACACGGTGTAGGGGTTGGCATTGACGAGGGTTTGGCCGGGGGCCCTGGCCGCCTCCAGTTCGCGCTGTCGTGCTGCCGTGTCGTTGGCGATCATTTCGGACTGGGCCCGCAGTTGATCGACCATTTCCCGGTTTTGTTTGTTGATGCTCTTCATCGCCTCTTCCTGTTGCTGCGCCATGGGATCGATCTTCTGCTTTGACTTGGCGCCCATCGCCTTTGCGAGATCGCGTGCTGCACACATGGCTACTGCCCCAGGGATAACGTTTGCTGCCGATCAATCCGCAGCCCGCGGCTGCCCGTTGGCCGGGTCATGCCGGTGCGGCTGTCGCCAAGGACCGGCGCCTTGGCGCTGCGCTCGGGGACCGGCGCCCCAATCAATGCCGCCAGCCGGCCAGCAGTTGCGGCAGTGTTCTGCGCCTGCTCCATGCGGGCATCGCGCAACTGCTGCATCACCGCCTGCTGCTGCAGGGTTGCAGTGTTGATCCCCTGCTGGGCCGCCATCACCTTGGACGACTGCTGCGCCTGCATCAACTGGAGCTGAGTGTCAGCCAGCCGGTTGTACTTGCCGTAGTCGGGTTGGGTGATGGTGGGAGCCTTGGGCTTGCGACCGCCGCACATCAGAGATCCAGCAACGGGTCTTGCTCGGTGGCCCACTGGCGGATGGTCTCCACCACCCGCTGCTCCCCAATGATCTGGGCCCGCTGGTCGGGAGACTTGTTGGCCATGCCAACGATGTCAGCAGGGAAGCTCTCCGCCAGACGGACCAGCAATCCTGGGGAGACAAGTGGCTGCATTACAGGGGTGCAGTGTTCCCAGGGAGTCTAAGGGGGTGGGGTTGTTGTCTACGCCCGTCTCATCATCATCCTCACCATGGGGATTGCTCCAGCCCAGGCGCCCAAGTAGGTAACTGGAAATACCAAGACTTGGCCCCATTCCCATTTTTCAGGCCCTCCAGCCGCGATTGTCCCAGAGTTGCACCAAACAATGCGACCGATGTACCCACCGCTGCTAGTGATCTGCATAAATTCGTGGTTCATGGATTCCAAAGGCGAGGGGTCTGAGTTTCAAAGTCGTATTCACCGGGCCGCAGGATGCGGGCACACCGGGCCTGGGCTAGGGCCTGGTCCACCGTCTGCCCGGCCTTCATATAGGCCACGACCACAGCGCCCCACATCAAGTGTTCCTCGGCAAACCCGGCCAGCGAGGTCTCCGCCTTCTTCTCCCCGATACCAGGGCAGCCGGGGTAATGATCCGACCGGTCACCAACCAGCGCCTGAGTGAAGAAGGCCAGGTCCGCGTCAACCTTGGACTGGACGACCAGCTCACCATTCCGCAAGTGCTTGCCTGGCACCGTCAACAGATCCTTGTCCACGCTGGCCATGAAGTCGTCAGGGCCGGCCAGGATGCCCAGGGCATCGTCGGCCTCCACGTTCTCCAGGGTGACAACATCCCAGCCGCTGCTGATGGCCAGCCGCTTAACCGCTGCCACCAGGTCGGGCCAGCCGGGGACCTTCTGTTCAGACTTCCGGTTGCTTTTGTACTCCGACCAGATGCCGTAGCGGAATGACCGGGCAGAGCTGAAGCACAGGGTTATCGGCAAGCTGGGATCAAAGGCTCGAATGTCGGCCAGCTTGTCCATGAAGTAGGCCATCGCCTCATCGTGGCGGCAGCCCATGCGCCAGTTGCCTGGCTCCCATTCGTAAGCGTATTCACCGGCTTTTGCTGCAGGCACCAAGAAGCCTTCGGTGTCAATCAGGATGCGGGACATTGGGTGTGCGGTCGGGAATTAGTTGTTCAATGGTTTCGTCAAG